AAGAGGAATTGCCTATCTATCTTTTCGACGTACTTTAGCTTCCATCACCTGAAGGAGTGATGGTCGCAAAGAACTCCCATCCAAAGTGTTGATGGGTAAATCAGCATGTTTCCCATAAAGGGAAATACTGACAGCATCAACATTCTTACCAAGAAGCATCTTAGGCATCTTCCACAAGGAAGATGGCAAGACCTTCTTGATTAGAAGACTAGATCTCTGGTCGAGATCTCTATCCTTATCCACCATTGTGGCATTCCAGCCATATGGTTGTGTAAAGATAGTCCGTTGAAAGCATAACGAATCCAAACGGTTCCGCATGCGAACAACAGAGTAGTCCATCAAATGGTCCACAGGCACACTTTCTTGCCAAATCAAGGAATCTGAACAGCGAAGTTCCAAAGGTAAACCTTTGGGATTCCAACCTAAACCACCCAAAAAATCAGGGATGGGGGCTAGACGCTTTAAGATTTTTACTTGACGAGGTTTGAAAAGTGCAAGGGACTTGGGACCAAGAATCTTTGCTAAATCCACAAAGGATTCATCAGAGATTTCCCTCCACTTATACTGCGAAATAACAGTAGAAGCAGTAATAATCTTCCCACCAAACTCACATAACTTGTTTGAATGGAGAGATTTAGGGATCGACACAGGACAATCAAGTAAATTCAAAACTTGAAAATAGTCTTGTGCGAGTTGGTCATCAAGGATCACAACATCGTCACCAAGAACAAAGAATTGATTATTCCATTCTTTGTTGAGTAAGCCTAAGAGTAGACACCCATGAGTCAACGCAAATGCGCCAAAACTCGGGTACAAGCCCAAAGGCTGACCTCGCCGCCATGATATCTCCCCATGATGGGGCATATACCATGAGGCCTTGCTCAGTTCACAGAATAGATCTACTTCCTTCTCGGGAAAAATCTTCCGAAGAAGATGCTCTTGAAGAGCAAGTGGAAAATAGTCTGTTGCACCTGAGAGGTCGATGGAGTGAATCATGTTGCCGTGAGACAGCGCTTCCTGTAAAATAGGAAAGGCCTTGTTTTGGTTAAACGTACAATCAAAAGGAAGATCCTTAAGGTAATTATAAATTCTATCACCAAAAGGTTCCAAAACCCTTTGAAAAATACGCCCAGGATTTGCAACAGCACGTAACTTACGTCCTGCTTCCTGGATTAAACCAATACGTCCCACAAGGAATGAACCATGTACCTTCATCGGTTTAAAACAATCCTTATTCTCCTTTCGGTTGTAAGGATCACAAAGAACATCCCACAAACCAGATAAAGCAGGTTTGTAATGTGTATCTTTGTACCGATTGTAATGTGAAGCACCTTCCACGCTCTCAAAAAGATAGCGTAGAGAGTCAACGATTCCTTCTACTTCTGGAACAGATCCATCCGGAAGAGGAGCTCGTTTACAAGGAGAAGGTAACATATCGACCAAAGGTCGAGGTGTACCTACTCTTTTGTACTTCACTACAGAAGGTAACAGGTTAAAACCTTTATCTACTATATCTAATGAAAAAGATATAGCAGATGGCGAAGCGGGTGAAGTTGTGACTCCAGTCATAAACATCTTCTTCTGTTCAGGAGTAATACCCTTAGCATAGGAAAGAGTATAGATCTGAAGTAGTTGGATACCTCTTTGAAAGTTTTTGTCAGACTTCGACATCCACCTTTGAAGAAGTCCAAACTCCCCTTTAAAACTAAGGGAGTTATGTGCGATCCATTG